CCCTTTTATAGGGCAATAACTATTTCATAAATTGTGACCCAATAGATTAAAAACCTGAGCAATAGCCCAGTAAAAACTCTATTGTGTAACAATTAAGAATTCGGCTATTGCCCGGTCGCAATTTGGTATTGCGCCCACTTCGATCACAGAAGTGTATTTATATTTTTAACGTGTGTAGTTAAACTATCCAAACACACGCACCATTGCTGGTGATAAATAGTTTATTGACATATTTAGGTCAGTTTGTTATTACGGTCCCGAAGTAGATGGTAAAATATCATAGAAGATACGTGGCATACCTGTGAAGAAATATACCTGAAAATCTTCTGCTGTAGCTACGTATACATCCATAGTACCTGTACGAGAAAAAACACCTTCGGAATGAATATGCATTTGTGGAATATCCGTATACGCCGTAATACCTGTATAATCGGATCTTTTATCGGGACAGAATCGCTCAGGTGAGTAAAATGGAATTTCAGCTTCAACAAAAGGATTTACTTTGCTAGATTGCACAGTACCTCCTCGAGTGATATCAAACCTATAAGCAGCTCCTTTTATAACTCGACTTTGAACCTCAGCATTAGTAAAATCACTAACTGCTAAAATATCCCTATTAATTGAATATAACGGTGCAGTAGAATCTCTAGGTGGAGCTCGTTCGATAATAGTCCTAGCTCCTGAATTCAGATTAGCGGTAGTATCCGCGTTATCAGCAGAATCAATATATGCTTTATAACGTATACCACCTCGCCAACCAGCAAACATATTACGAATCCAGTGAATCAAAACAGTGTTACAATAATTATATGGTGCGGCGGCACCAGTAACATCGATAGCACCAGGTACATTCCCTCTTAAATAAGGGAACGCACATGAACGCTCAAATAATCTTTGGCATACAACACTAGTACCAGCCCTTTGAGGAATACGTCTATGAATTGAGTATCTTTTCAAAAGAGTTCGAAAAGTTGGTATACTTTCTCCCATATATACTTCATTCAGATGATCCATAACTGGTGTAGGATTAAGCATAAAACTATCAGATTGTTCTGGAGCATTCATTTCAGTCGTATTATCGCCATCTTTAGCTTCCATACCACTTTGTGCTTTAAAAGTAAAGTTTTGATACTCATCATCCGGTGCCGCAACCATAAAATCATCTCCTGCAGATACAAATACATTAATTTCCACATTATTGTTTCCATCTACAGTATTTGCACATGCCAATTCATTCACTACATACACACCCAAGACACCATTCTTCCTACGATTACTTCTAGGTAGGACATCAAGTGCTGTGGGTGGGTTCGTCACGAATGGTAAATCGGTACCAGCAGGTACTTCATGCAATAAATAACCATATGGTTTACCCATACCAATCTCAATAGTAAAATCTTTTGTTTCACCAATGTCAATTACTTGCTGATAATTAATATTATATTCACCAAATCTGAAAGGTAGCTGATTAGGATCATATACAAACCTAAGTCGCCCTCTGTGATATGAAGAAGAAACTATTTGAAACCTAAATTTCATAGTACCCCTCCAATACACGAAAGGTAAAACCGCAGCTGCACAAGCTGGCAAATGTTTAGCATTTGTACCAGAAATTGTAAACTGCATAGGTGTGACATAGGCTTGCAATAGGCAATCCTCAGCATTATCAGAACGAAACCAATTAAACTTTGTCAAGTAAGATTCCCTACATGCTATATTCCTAACGTCTAGAGGATCATCAGGAGGTAATGAAGCGATTCTTGGATCTAATGTTAATGCTTGTTTCTCATCCAAAGCCAATTTATGCACTGTATCAGGTACATTACCTAATGCTAAATTGGAAGTGGGTGTAGGTCGCACATTTTCCATATTACTAAGTGGTGGTTTAGAATATCCTAATAGTTTCGCTCCTTTAGCTACTCCTTCAGCTGCCATAGAAGCTGCATGAGCATACGGTCCAATAATAGGAACAGATTTTAATCCTTTACCTAACTTAGCAATACTTGATGCAGGTCCAGATACAATACCATCTTTGTTAGCCTTATCGATTTCATCTTCTTTACCTGACTGTGGTGACAATTGCCAAGCATTTTCACTAGTCGGTACAGCTAATTCAATATTTTCACACCAAGCTAGAACTGTGACAGTAACTGATTCACCAGCAGTATTAGCATGTTTTAATTGATTAAAGCTTCTAAAGAATAATGTACCAATATCTGCCGTGGTATCTGTTGTCGAAGTTATATCTATATAATCCTGATGCCAGAAAAATGGTAAAATCATTTCACCACCTTCTGATGTATTAGGATCTATAAAAACCTTCGGCAACTGAGAAGTTTGTGTTAAATCTTGAGGTACCAAAACAGAATGACTTGACAAGAAATCGTAATTAAACAATGGATGATAAGCTGCCATAGCTTTCCCATAAAAGAAACCATTGCCATTTACCATAACTTTAATATGTAAGTCAGCCTTAAGTAAATTAAAATTAGAAATCCTATTAGCAACTCTCTTATCTGTAAAATAAGCAAAGAAAGGTGCAACTTCACCTGAAAGAACATTTCCTGTGCCCCATTCTTCTTGATAAATCTTAACGGGTCTTTTGAAAAAGTCTTCATATGTAGCTGCATCTTCACGATGTAAGCCACGAGTAGGATCATCATTACCGCCCATATCTACCATATAAGTTGATTTAATATCTTGAAAACCTGTATTAGTAGTATTAGCAGTAGGTGTAACTTTAAATGTTTGTCTCTCAAGTCCTGACTGAGGTGGATAGGATTTGTGCAAGGATTCCATATAATATAAATCCTGAACAATCTTGTCAATCTCTTCCTGAGAGGGGGTGATAGGTCGAATACAACTATCACAATTGTCAATTTGACGCTCCATTACATCCATAACGGGTTGTCGCCAATGACCTGACTTGGTTGTTGTTGATGTCTGACTGTCGCCAAGACAACTACCGTTGGTAACCACACCACTAGTAGATTTGAAAAGTTTTAAACATAATGAATCTTTGCAAAATCTATTATAAAATTACTAGGACGATTTATCCCTAGTAAAGTTTGGTGACATGGCTGGCGAAACCGACATCTAAATAAATGTCCAAACCATACGTGTAAAGCCTAATAAGTTCATGTCAAAAAACTTATTGGTATCCATACACACGCACTCCTCTTCAACTACGTCAGACCCCCCATGAGAGTACGGGGGTGTATTGTGAAGTACAATACAGAAACTTGATGAGTTTAAAGACATCTCGGGTCAGGTTGATAACTCTATTCTTGAGGTTGATCATATAATACATAATTCGGATTATACTTTTCATGCCAAATCTTAATTCTATCCATGTAAGTAACATCCAATTCATTGCACATATGACTAATACCCGCTTCACGAGCTATCTCACACATTTGTTGTCTCCTGTGTTCATAAAGTTGCTCACCATGATTAAACCATTCACGTAGAGCACCATCTATATTAATAGCACATGCATATTCATGTGTTATTTCGGTACCTCTAGGTCGTAGATAACAATGTAATGATTTGAATATGGATTTGTCTTTTAAAGCTCCCACATACTTTCCTAATTTAGGATGATATTCTGATGATCGCTTTAAAAATTCAAATTGAGAAATAGGTAAGAAGTCGGTCATTTCACTATTCTTATCGGGCATAGTGTAAATTTGTCCATATTTTGCCAAAAATTCTGATATGCTCGATATAGTAAACCCATCTATACGAGGACTCACACTACCTATATTATCATCACCATATGTCATTAATGATACATGTTCTCTAAAATTTTTACCTGAATGCCGTTCAAAGAAACACATACGTAAATTTAATGATCCACATATACCATTAATTACAACTGTCAAAGAATTTCCACTTATATGACCACCTTCGGTAAGACTAATGAGATCGCCATTAAAAGCGATATAAGCATAAACTATATCAGCCGTCATAGCTTCCATGATTGTCAAATCCGTCTGCGAGTAATTACATTCTTTAGCTAAATCTATCAAAATACGGAGGGCTGCAAAAATAGTTTGACTAGGTGTACGTTGATCATAATTCTTATAATCTCCACCTATAATACGTTTTTCACCATGTTTCATTACAAACTTATAGAATTCATCCCATTCTGGTCCATGACTATTAATACCAACAGCACACTCAGATTTCAAAGGATTCATTTGAAGTATACGTACTAAAGGTAAGTAGTATTTCCTGATTAAAAATGTAAGAACTATAGAGTTTCCATAGAAAATACGACATTTCTCACCTGATAAGACTTCATCTTTCTTACAAGCTTTAGCAATAGGATAAGCACGTAAACCCTGAGAATACAAATTTTCACACCTATATATTTCTTCCATAATGAAATCATCGAACTCACGTGATATTTCATTATTTTCAACAGTCTCAGTTACAAATTTACGCTTTACTCCTGTCAACGGATAACCTATAGATGTATTTAACTTAATAGCATCCATAAATTTCTTACCTGCTATACCGCTAATATTTTCCTTATCAGTCAATGGAGAAGTACTATTCCATAAACTACTAGATGCTATAGGTATTAAAGCTCGTTTATAATCTATAACCGCCTCTTTCAATAGTCTATACGGGAATGATTTTCCTGTAGCCGCCATAGCTGATAAACAACCCTGCCATCCAAACCAATCTGGTCTAAATTTAGGCGGATTATATATATTAGGCATACCACATATATCTGCAACAAGTGGACTAATTACCGAAACACAGAAATCGCTATGCGATGTTGATCTACCTACACATCCACCATGATAAGCAATTTGCGAATCACGGGGCATAAAATTAAGTGGACTTTTCATATGTAACTTAGAATTAGTTGCAATTTGGACTCCAAAAACATGTTCAGGAAATTGATGATCAGTACCAGATACTATTACACCTTCTTTAAAATGCAAATTACTTACCGCATCTGAAATATGATGTTGTAATATTATACCATGGCACCCATCAGGTGTTCCATCATTACCTCCTAGATGAATACCCAAAATGCACGTCCCTATAGTATCGGAAACTAGAGTTGCACCACATAAACCACCAAAAGTATTCGCAGTTAATTTCTTATAAATACCTCCATTAAAATTCCGAATAGTAGTGACATTTGCTGGTTTTGAGATACCCTTAAATTCAGTAATATTACCAGATTTATCTCGCCAATGCATAATAAAAGGTACTTCTGGCATACGTTTTAAAGGAAAACATCTAGTTAAATCTTTAAATGATCCACCGTTAGCTATATAACATAAACGCATATCACTACC